TCAAGCGGGAATTTACAGAGTAACTTTCCCAGGATCATTTGCTTCTTCCCAATCATATGTTGTTCATACAACAATTAATGATGGACCCACATCACCATGTCATGTTCGTGTAATCAGATATGCATCTTACTTTGATATTGTGGTCACACAGATTAGTGATGGGACTGCAGTTGATACTGGTTATGTGGGAGTTAGATTGTTAGATCTGTCTACCGTTTGATAAATAACTCTATCATAAGTACCTAGAACCATACAGAGGAACAATGCCTTATATTGGTAATAGCCCAAGAACGGGCAATCAACGAAAATTAGATTCTCCACTTCCTAGGTTTGGAACTGGAACTGGATTCAACGGAGTACAGACAATCTTCTTAATGCAAGTTGGTGGGGAAAGTGTATTCCCTGGTCAGTTCCAATTACTTGCGGTTCTAAACGATAATGTTTTAGAACCTACTGTTGATTATAATATTGCTAACGAAAGAATTACTTTCACAACAGCACCCCAACCAGGGGACACTTTCTTTGCTATTATCTTTGGTGATCAACTTGATATTGGTATTGTTAGTGACGGATCAATCACGAACTCAAAGTTCCTTGATAACTCCATTACGTCACAGAAGCTTGCTGATTCTACAATCACAGAATCTAAGATTGCAAATGATGCAATCACTGCTGCCAAGTTAGCAGATGATGCAGTAGACACTGCTTCTATTCAAGATCGCAGTGTTACATCTGAAAAATTAAATTTAGATAAATCATCTTTACCTTCACCAATATATGCTGGTCAGATTGCGTATTTGAACACAGATAATTTTTATTATGTAACCAAGAAGAATTCTCAGAATGTCTTGTATTGGGAAAAACTTCTTGATAGAGAAGAAATTCTAAACTATGTTGACTATGGTGATTCGGTAAGAAACCAAGCATACGTTATTGACGGTACAACATATGATTACAATGATAATTATATGTTAGATAGTACAAATGGATCCTTTACAGTTGACTTGGCGAAGACACCAAATACTGGGGATTTCATCAAATTTGTCGATGTTACAAACAAATGGAGTATAAATAATATTACGATTGACTCCACGAATTCTGGATCAAATCTAAAAGATTATCAGGATACGGTGGATTCTCAACTCATCTTTGATGATGATGGATGGGAAGTTTTATTAGTATATAATGGCACACACTGGAAAATCGTTGTATAAAGATGGCAATTTTACTTTCTTCATTAGCACAAAGAGGTAGCGGAGGTCAATCTGACTTCCATGCTCTCCGTAGAGATGCTGATGGTATGCTCATTTATACCAAAGTAACTCCCAAAGACGCAGACTCAATCGATTTGGTTACACAAACCAAACTAGATGCTAATGGTAATCCAATCTTTAGAACACTAGATGATTTTACCCTTGATTTAGTTTCTGGTCAACCAGTAGTACAAGACCCAGACGTTGATCCATATTATCAATATAAATTTGATAGTAGAGATCTTTCATACTTCATCGATGATGATGGACAGATGGTTGCAAGGATGGGTCGCATATATAATTATAGCACAAACGGACCTAAGTAAATCCAAAAACAATGGCAGATTTTAGACTTGGTAGATTAAAATTTAAGTGGCGTGGAAACTGGACGGTTTCTACCGCGTATGAGATTGACGATATTGTGAAGTTTGGTGCAAACAGTTATGTATGTACTACTAATCATACGTCAGCAAGTAATGAAACAAATTGGTATTCATCAGATCAAAGTAACTGGAGCTTACACCTTGAGGGTCTTCAACCTAGAGGTGACTGGGCTGCCACGACTTTTTATAAGTTGAATGATCTGGTGAAGTTTGGTAATAATACATATCGTGTTATTACTGCACATACATCAACACAAGCATTTGATGCAACTCAATTCAGTGATTTTGTTGGTGGTTTCCAATTTGAAGATAGTTGGAGCAATCTGACAGCATATCAACCAGGTGATGTTGTCAACTATGGTGGATATACTTATATCGCCAAACTTGCTAACAATAATAAGCAACCAAATCTAAATCTTGTTACGCCAAATGATTTTTGGGACATCCTTACTACAGGATTTACTGTTCTTGGAGATTATAATCCAGCAACAACATATGCTCCAGGTGCTGTAGTACAATTTGGTGGTTATGCATATGCATCAAAAACTACTACAGTAGGAACTGCCCCTAACTCCCCAGGTCAAACTGATTGGGACTTGGTTCTTGAGGGTGTATCTTGGAAGGGAACTTGGAGTTCTAGCACCACATATTATCCTGGTGATCTAGTGTTCCGTTCACCTAGTACTTATATAAATATCTTAGAATCAACTAACAATACCCCTGAATCTGCTACGGCATATTGGACACTCTTTACTGAAGGGACCAATGCTGCACAAAACGTCACTCAAAGTGAACTAGATGCGGTCAATATCAAAGCAATTGGTTATGCGATTACCTTCGGACTATAATTTTTACCTCACTCCCCTCCCACTGCATTAAAGACCTAGGAAAGAAAAATGGCAAAAAAATTAATTTTTGATTACACTTTTGACGCTTCGGCACAAACCGTTACCATTGACGGTCATATTAGTCTGAAGAAGCTTCTTTTCATCAATAACGCAACTAGAGGTACAACCATCTATGCGCTTGGTGATTCTTCTCTAAGAACTACTGCTAGAACGTATAGTGCTTCGGCAGATAGGACTACGTTTACTCTGAATTTCGATACAAGTACAGCGGGACATGCTGATACTGATGATCTTCAGATTTTTCTTGATGAGGAGGGAGCTGAGTTCAAACCAACGGAAACCTTTGTTGATCCTGTAAGTAAGCTAAGGATTTCGGCACCAAACACACTCATCGATACTGACTTTGAGTATGGTCTCCAGTCTACTAAGTGGGAAACTATAGAAAGAATCAATGAGATTCCTTCTTTCTATTCACAATCGGGTGATGTTCCTCTAAGCAATATTACACAAGTAATTTCCACATCTGGTTCAAAATCAGTTACTGTCAGAACTGCAACTGACCATGGTCTTGCAACCAATATCCCCATTGATATCAGAGGTCTTGAGGATCAGACTGCAGAAGGAACATTTATTATCAAATCTGTTCCAGACAAAAAGTCTTTTGTTTATCAAACAAACGCTCCATGTACAGTAACGGGTGATATTTTTACTGTATATACCAATTTGATTGTTGGTAGATACTATGTTGGATCTGTTGTTAAACTTGGAGAATATAGTGCCATCACTTCTAATGAAGCGGCGCAGTCTGTTCTGACAATTGAAACGCCATATAAATCTAACTATTCTATTGGTACTTCTTTCTACCTCACAAATTCTATTGCATCGCAAAGAAAAGAATTTAATGGTACTTCAGCACCATTCGTATTGTCTGGCAACCCAGACCCCAACCAAAACCCAGGTGCAGTTGATTTCCAAGAGACAATCTCTGAAATCACTTCACCCACTGTTGAACTATGGGAACCACTGGGTGTTGATGTAAGACGTTACGTTATCAATGCAGTTAATGGGGTATCTTCAGTAGATCCTGCTACCGATACATTTACGTATTATGATGAAAACGATACTCTAGCAGATCACGATCTTGTCACTGGCGACATGATCATCCTAGATTCTAAAATTGGTGTGACCTCTTCTGGTCTGACAGTTAAAGTAACTTCTGGTACAGATTCATCTTCCACAAGCGGTGGAAATGGTATTTACTATATTATCCGCGTATCTGACCAGCAATTCAAACTAGCGTCTTCACCACAAAACGCTGTTGCTGGCACTGCAATTTCTATTACGGGTGGAGCAACTTCTGGTACTCAGTTGGTATTCAGAAGATTTGGTAGAGGATATGCATCTACCGCAATGAATCCATTCCATTATAATATCATTGAGGTTGGTGATACTGCTGATGCAGCATTTGGTAGAAGACAGCGTTACTTCAGACCAGAAGCAGTTGATATCAATAATGATAGCATCTGTATTCCAAATCACCAATTCAAGAATGGTCAACCTGTAGGTGTTGCTATTGGTCCTACACCTAATACTTTACCAGCTGGCATTCCAACCACCAGTAATACTCAGGTTGGAATGTTCTATATTGAGGTTGTTGACGTAAATACAATCAAACTCCATATAACTCAAAGTGGCAGACCAGCGAGCTCCGTTGGTCCTTACCACTCAACAGGTAACAATGATCGAGTCAATATTACAAGTCAGGGTGTTAACTATACTTGGGGTGCTCCATTCTCGATCTGGCCAGGTATCAAACTTGCATATACCAGAGCATATGCAGCAAGTGCATTGAACACTTCATATGCAGAATCTGGTTCAAGGAGAAATAGAATTCTATGCGAATTTGAAACCGTAAACCTCGTAGAAGGTGATAAGGTCGTATTCTACAGTGATGGATCCGTCAATATGGGCATCACTGAGGCAGAAACAAACTGGAATTATACCACAGATCAAGATTATAGAAAAACTGTTTACTATGTAAGATATCCAGCAATCAATAATTTTGGAAATCAATCGACGTTTGAATTCTCAATTTCAAGAACACCTAATGGTCCTATTCTTGATCTAAACACTACAGATAAGAATAATGAAGAAACTTTCGTCTTCAAAATTGAAGAGATTGAAACTGCAAACACATGGTACTTTGAAGATCATGGATTCAATCTAACCGATGAGGGATATCCTAGATATTGGTTGCAGTATCGCTTTGATTCTCAGAACTCAACTGGTAATGCTGTAGGTAACCTGAATCAAAATTATTGGTATTGGATGTATCCAGTCAACGATAATCATGTCAGACTTGCTCAGGCTGAGACTGCTACGGGTAATGATCAGTTGACTCACATTGTTGCTGAAACTGCAGCAAATTGGCCATCAGGTACTAATGGAGACCAAGACGATGCATCTTCTAACCTAAGAGGATTCACCACTTTTGGTACTGATTTAGATGATTACAGAGTTAGATTTATTGCACAAAATCACTATAATCCATTCAAGAATACCTTCTATATTCCTAACCATGGATTTACAGAAGGTCAGTCAGTTAGATACAATTCTAACAGCAACCAAGACGTTCAACCATTACAAAATGGTAATACCTATTATGTGAAGAATGTAACTACCAATAGATTCTCACTATCAGAATCGTATAATGGTACTACGATTAATCTAACTCAGGCATCTGCAACATCATCACCAAACCACTACTTTGAAAATACTTCTGTTGAAGGAAGTATTGATGGATCATACACTATTAGTGCTAAAAATGCTGATGGTCTCAGATATGATTTGTCTACTGATCAGCAGATTTTTGGTAAGCAGATTACGTTCAAACCACAGGCTGCTCTAAACCAACTGAATGGTCACTTCTACATTAAGAATCATGGTCTATCGACTGGTACTGCAGTAACATATTCGATTACTAATGGTGCGATCCACAATGCATATGAAATTGGTGCTCAACCTGCACCACCAAATGGTTCTCCTTACAATCAACTAACAGCGGGAGATACTTATTATATTATCAGAATTTCTAAGAACTTCTTTGCTCTTGCAACTACACTTCAAAATGCTCAGGATGGAGTAGCAATCAAAGAGTATTATAACTATGGTAATATTATTACTGAAGATGCTACTCACACGTTTACTTCGGGTAGTGTATTTGGTCAAGTACAAGGTTCTGGTCGTGTTACCTTTACAACCAAAGACGTTGTGTTTGATGGTTCTGCGGCTGCTTCGATCAGCACAACGCGAGATAGAATCAAGATCACTTCACATGGATTCAGGACAGGTGACTTTGTTGAGTACAACGCATATGGTGATGCTACGCCAATTGAAGGTCTTGAATTTGGTAGAAAGTATTATGTTCGTTATGAAGGTAGTAATGAATTTGAACTTTACAATACCATCTCTGATGCATGGAGAAGATACAGACCTGTTGATATTCTTGGTGTAGGTCAAGGTACTACTCACGTTTTCAAAATTAGTAGAAATGCTATCAGAGGTTCTCGTTATAGAGGCATCTGGGATAGTGAGACGACATACTTTGCAGGTGACATTGTTCAAGATGATGATGGTAATGAGACCTACTGGATTGCAATCAGAGATAACTTAGGTAACTATGATGATCTGATTCAAGATTCAGAAGCAAACAATATCAATGAAAACCCCGTCACTGGTACAAATAATTGGCCAGATACAACTGCTTTCTGGAAGCGTTTGGATGAACCTGGTGAAGATGAAGTTACTGGTTCAGAACTAGATACAAACTTCACATATCAGTATACTCCTGGTGAAGTTATCCAGATTGATGATGAAAGAAGAATTGGATACTCCAATACCAGGCAACATGATCTTTACACTGCACACAATCAGGTATCTGGAACTACTCTTACCTTCAGTTATGACCATGGTTTCTACACTGGTGATTGTGTCTTCTATAGAAACAAAGGTTACTATGATGCTATTGAAGCTGGAATCATCACTAATCTACCTACGGACTACAATGGTTTGAAAGATGGTTCATTCTATTATGTAAACGTACAAACAGGAACTACACTAACCCTACACGATACTCTAGATCATGCTAGACAGGGTATCAATGCCATTTCACTCGGTAATGCAACTGGTAATACAACTTACTATGGCAGACACAAGTGGTGGACATTTGAGTCAAGAATTATTGATGCAAAGATTACTTCAATCACAGATTCTAATGAGATGACGATTGAAGACCCATTCCAACCAGTTGTTATTGAATTCAACCCACAGCAAACCACACCTCAAGTAATTAACTATACGCCAGATACAACTGATGGTGAGACATTCTATCTCCCAGGTTATGCAGATAAACTACTTTCTGGAACCAGAGTCATTTACTCCAAACCAGAAACTGATACTGCAATTGGTGGACTAACTGCAGGTAATACCTACTTTGTAGGTGCTATGGGCAATGATTACTATAAGTTGTTTGGTAATGGAACCAATGTCCATGGTCAGAGAGAGAAGGGTTATGCAAGACAGCGTGACGAAGATATTGATATCACCTCTACTGGTACGGGTGATAAGCACTTCTTCACCATCATGTCAGAAAACTACAACTGTGATGAATATATCATCCCAACTAGGTTGTACATGAAACCTTCTTCTTATTCTCTCCACAGACCATTTGATGGTGGTGTTGAGATTAACCCAGGTACTTCTGCTGATTCTTCAATCGTCAGACAGACCAGAAGATACTTCCGTTATCAGTCAGGTAAAGGTCTACAGTACTCAACTGCAACCAACTTCAATGCACCTATTGAAGTCAAGACTCTAACTGGTTCAGGAAACCTTGCAACTGTTGTAACTAGAAAACCACATAACCTGGCAGCATCTGATGCTATCACCATGGAAGATGTGACCGTTACTTCGGGTACTAACTATTACAATAGTGAGTCACTGACAGTCAACACTATTATTGATGATTTTACATTCACTTATCAGATGGCAGGTACTCCAACAGATACCGCTCCTGGTGGATTCCCAACTCTCAATAAGAATGGTTGGACGAATGCTGCTATCCGCGCTGGTATGTTTGATGACCAAAATGGATTCTTCTTTGAATATGATGGTCAATATCTCTATGCTGTTAGAAGATCATCTACTGCACAACTTGCAGGAACGGTCAATGTTGTGAAAGATTCGCAGGTTGTCAATGGTAATGGTACTTCATTCCAGAAGCAGTTGAACGTAGGTGAAATGATTGTTCTTCGTGGTCAGTCATATAAGGTTACTGACATTCCTTCCAACACTCGTTTGATTCTTTCCAGACCATATGTTGGTATTACTGCAAATAGAGTTACTGCGACTCTAACTGTAGATACCAAGGTCAGACAATCTGACTGGAACATGGATCGCTGTGATGGAACTGGTCAGTCTGGATATGAGTTGAATCTCAGAAGACTGCAGATGTGCTACATCGATTACTCCTGGTATGGTGGTGGTAAGATTCGTTTCGGATTCAAGGATCAGTATGGTAATGTCTTCTATTGCCATTCCTTTATTCATAACAACCAGTTCACAGAAGCATACTTCAGATCTGGTAACCTACCTGCAAGATACGAAGCTAAGACTTACGGTGATAAGAGTGCTACTATTAAGTTTGCTCCTTCGCTGTTCCACTGGGGTGCTTCTGTTATCATGGATGGTCAGTTTGAGGATGATAAAGCATACCTCTTCTCTGCATCATCACCAACGATTTATATGCTCAACCAGAAGACTGATGGTGACCCTGAGCAGGCATCTAGAGAGTATCCAGTTCTCACAGTCAGACTTGCACCATCCGTTGATGCTGGTCTAACTGGAGCACTTGGTTCTAGGGATCTGATCAATAGAATGCAACTTCAATTGAAGCAGGTCTCAGTTTCTCTCTCTGACGGTGGTACAACTGCAGGTGCAACTAACGTTAACAGATACGATACTAACTCTCAGAGAAAGTCTGCAACTGTCAAACTCATACTTAATGCTGACCTGTCGAAGCCATTCTTTACCAAACAGAATGCACCTTCACTTTCTCAGGTTATTTACCATAACCCATCTACTTCTACTGATTTCTCACTACTTGATGATAGATACAATAATGGTATTGTTCTTTATGAGTTCAGAGTTGGTGCTGACGAAACGATCGAACAGGAACTGGGTGAGGTTGCCAACCTCGGTAACTCAATCCTTGGTGGAGACTATACCTTCCCCAATGGACCAGATACCCTGACCGTGGTTGTTGTCCCTGACGGTGAATATACAAGTACATCATATCAGTATACGAACTGTAACGCAAGAATCACCTGGACTGAATCCCAGGCATGATACAGATCAAACCCTCCTTCGGGAGGGTTTTTTCATAAATATATAAAAGCGGTTCCATGGGTACATAAATGTCAGCAACTAAACCTGCTACAAGAGATGAGCTGAAAGAGTATTGTCTTCGTAGATTGGGTAAACCTGTTATCCAAATTAATATTGATGATAGTCAAGTTGAAGATTTGATCGATGAAGCAATTCAATATTTTCAAGAGCGTCATTTTGATGGCGTAGAAAATATTCTGTTGAAGCACCAGTTTACTGCTGCAGATGTAACTCGTTTTACTTCATCTGATACAACAACTACTGCAGACAACTCAGATTCTTGGGAAGAAAGAAATAATTATATTGAGGTTCCAGAGCATGTCTTTGGTATCTCAAAAGTTTTTGGTATGAAATCTTCTTCGGTAAGAGGAAATCTATTTGGTCTTGAATATCAATTGTTTCTAAACGATATGTATCAGTTTGGATCACTTGATATTCTAAACTATTATATGACAAAAACATATCTTGAGGATCTAGATTATGTACTAAACAGTGGAGCATTTGTACAGTATAGATTCAACAAAAGAAGGGATAGACTTTATCTTGATGTAGATCCTAAAGATATCAAAGAAGATAATTATATTGTAATTGAGTGTAATCGAGCATTGGATCCAACATCTGCTACAGACGTATATAATGATTCGTTTTTGAAAAAGTATCTTACTTCTCTAATCAAAAAGCAATGGGGTCAAAACCTAATTAAGTTTAGGGGAGTCAAGTTCCCTGGAGGAGTTGAACTTGATGGTAGACAAATTTATCAAGATGCTATCACAGAACTGAAAGAGATTGAAGAAGCAATGCTTTCTACTTATGAACTTCCACCACTAGATATGATTGGATGATATGGCAACTCAAAAAAGTACATACTTCCCAGCATATGGGGGAGCAACATCAGAACAAGGTCTTGCTCAAGATCTTATAGATGAGCACATTAAAATTCATGGTAGCACTGTTTATTATCTACCAAGAACTCTCAATAACGTAGACAATTTATTTCACGAAACAACTACAGCAAGTTTTACTGCTGCAGTTCAAATTGAAATGTATATGAAGAGTTATGATAAGTTTGATGGACTACAAGATGATACTATCACACAGTTCGGACTCAGAAATAATGATGCTTTGACATGGGTTGTGTCAAAAAGGAGATGGCAAGAAGAGTTTGATGGTAACTTTGCTGGTCAGTTAGCAGATGATCGTCCAGCAGAAGGAGATCTAATTTACTTTCCATTAACAAAAGGACTATTTGAAATCAAGTATGTAGAGCATCAGTCTGATATGTATCAGTTGGGTGATTTTTATTCTTATGAGTTGCGTTGCGAACTCTTTGAGTACTCAGATGAAGAAATTGATACTGGTGTTGATGAGATTGATGCAATTGAACTGGAGCAATCAGCATCGATCAAACTATTCATGGATCCTGGTGGTATAGGAGACTTTACTGTAGGTGAAGAAGTTGTTGGTGATGAATTCCTAGCATTTGCTACTGCAAATCTATCTGGTGATATTGTATCTAGTATTACTATTACTGATGGCGGAGCACATTATAAATCGGCAACACCACCAAGTGTTACTATTTCTGCCCCTACTCTTGCTGCTGGAGGAATAATTACCCTTCAGACTAATGATGGAACTGGAACATTCTCAACATCATCTGGTACTGGTTACACGTTAGGAACTTATGATACAACTACAATAACTGGAACTGGTAGCGGTGCAAGAATAACACTTGATGATTTAACCTTACAGGGAGGTGTTCAAGGTTATGGTGGTCAAACAATGACCAACATTACTATTGTAGATTCTGGTAGTGGATATAGTGTTAATGATATCATCAGAGTTGATGGTGGAAATAATGACATGTACTTCAAAGTCATGGTTGTTGCTACTGTTGCACAAGCAACTGCAACTGCAACTGTAAGTGCTTCGGGCATAGTTAGCGGAATTACAATCACAAACCCAGGAGATGGTTATACATCTGCGCCTACCGTTACAATCGACTATTCACCTAAGGACAATAGAGCAGAGGTCAAGTCTTGGAATAGTTCTACAAGAGAACTACAAGTCATCAACAGAACTGGAGTATTCACTACTGCAGAGACTGTTACTGGTCTCACGTC